TTGTCGAAGAAGATCGATCTGACGGCGCTGGCTTATGTATTCGCTTTGAAGGATGGTCGCACGGCCATATCAGCGCATGGGTTTATGCCCGAGGCGGGTGTGGCGCGGCATGAGAAGACTGACCGCATTCCTTACCGAGCATGGGCGAAGGATGGCTGGTTGACGATGACCGAAGGGGATGTGGTTGATTACAACCGTTTGATGGAACAGGTTGAATTATTGGGTGGGAAGATCACGCTGGGGACTGCGAACGCTGAACTGGCGCAGGCGAGATGGAAGGCGATCCATTATGCGGTTGGGAATGGGTGGCAGGTGCATGAGATCTGTTACGACCCGTATAACGCGACGCAGTTCAAGAATGACATGGATGATCTGGGATATACCACGATCGAGGTGCGGCAGACGATGCCGAACTTGAACGAGCCAACCAAGTTATTCCGCGACCTGGTTGCTTCGGGTCAGCTTGTGCATGATGGTTCGCCGCTGTTGCGCTGGTGTGTGGCGAATGCGCAGGAGATCATTGACACGAAGGAGAATATTATGATCTCGAAGAAGCGCTCGAAGGATAGCAAGCGCGTGGATCTGCTGGCGGCGGCGCTGGATGGGTTGTTCCGAATTCAACCATTGCGCGAGGCGACCAGTTATTCGGACTATATCAAGTCTGATGATTTTGGATTTTAGAGACTATGAAAAAATCAAAGCTGAAAGCTAAAGATAAAAACATACTGCGTTTGATGGGGGAGGATGCGCTTGATCTGCGTCACAACTGGGGGCGCAGGCTGCGGAATGCGTTGTTGTGCCTGGCAATGAGCGATGCGCGCTGGATGGTGTGGGCAGAGCGTGAATTGGATTTTGAGAGGATGAGCGTGCCAGAGATGACGCGCCTGGTGGAAGCACGCGCGCGGTTGATCGTGTTGAAACCGTATGCGTATTTTGGCAGGAAGTGTATTGGTGATTTTATCTTTCGGGATGATTGGGCTTTTACGGACAGGGGCAACCTTGGCCCGGGGTGATGACCCCCTCTGCCCTTGCGGGCATCTCCCCCAAATATCCCTTCGGGAGTATTTTGGGGAGAAAAGATGTATTGTATTGACAGATAATTTGTGCTAGAATACTTTTATAAATTTGGTGCCCGCTCTTTTGCGGGCGATGTCGGAAGTTACGCCCGACGACTCTATCAATGAGTCGTCGGGCGTTTTTGTTTGCCATTAGATCAATTATAGGGCCAAGTGATGCATGGAATTATTAAATCTACTATTAGACGGAGCTGGCCTATTAAGTTTTATTGGCACGGTACTTGTGCTTATATTCAACAGGCGCAAGGTCAAAGCTGAAGCTAATAAGCTGATCGCAGAGACAAATGAAATCAATGACAAAAGTCACGCTGAAATCGAAAAGCTGGTGGCCGAGACTGAACAGATCAGGCTTGAAAGTCAGAAGGGGATGCAAAAACAGCTTGACGAATTGAGAGAGCAAAACAAGAAATTATTTATTGAGCGTGAGATCGAACGGGAAGCGAAGGAAAAATTAAGACGAGAGTTGGACCGCCTGCACGAAAGCGTTGACATGCTGAGGCGTGAGTTACAGACAGAACGGGCGCGAAATGGCGCGCTGATGATCGAGGCAGAGAACCAGAGAAACAGCAACCTTGAGAAGATGGTCAGGATCGAAGGACTTGAGGCGCTGGTGCAGCAACAGCAAAAGACGATCGCCAGTTTGCAGGAGCAGATCGCCAATATCAAGCGCACGACTGGCGACTTAAGCGTGAAACTGGATAAGAAACAGGATTAACGAATTGAAACTTAAATTACTTGAACAATTGCGCGCAATGATCGGACTTGAAGAAGTATTGTTTTTGTCAGGGATGGCGCTTTTGTATGCAGGAACGGCGGCGCAGTTTGGGCACGCGGCGGCACAGATGGTTTGCGGTGCGGTGTTGATCGCGGTTTCGCTATTGATCACAGTCAAAGGATCGGCATGAAGAAGACAAAACTGTCATCTTTGAAGGATAAATACAAGGGGCGCGCGGCGGCGGTGCTGGGCGGCGGGCCGAGTCTGCCTTCAGATATTGAGAAATTGCCGAAGGATTGTCTGTTGATCGCTGTGAATTATCACGCTTTTTACTACTGTGAACCGACTTACATGGTTTACAACGACACACCCGAGACAAATCCGCTGCAATTGCAGGCGGTGCGCGAGCATAAAGCGATACACGTCAGCCCCGAACCTACCACAGATGTTGAGTTCGATGTACCAAACGTTTGGACGGGTTTTTTTTCTTCGAATACCGCGGCGTGGTTTGCGTTGTGGATGGGATGTGAGCCTGTGATCTTGTGCGGGATGGATTGCTACCAAGGGCCAGTCAAACACTGCCTGCCATCCACGTATCACTCGCCGATGTTTGATTATCCACTGGAATTTTATATCCGCCCGTGGGTTGAAGACTGCAAGAACAGCGTGCCGCACCCTGAACGATTGTACGCGATGTCTGGTCCGCTGGTGAATGTGTTTCAGGCTTACCAAAAAGGTTAACTATGGGACTTTTCAAGAATTCGATCAAGAACGCAGTGCAACCCGCTCCGCCCAGTGAGGCGGCTGGTTTGTTTTCTGGATATGAATACAGCGGCGGCGGAAGTTTCAACACCAAAGCCAACCAGGTTGTTTCAGCGGAAACGGCGAAGACGATCGCCACGGCGTACCGTTGCAAGAACATTATCGGTGACGATGTGGCAAAGATGCCGTTCCAGATGTTCATGCGCAATGGCAGGAATGTGGAACACGTTGCGCCTGATGCGCTGCTGCGCAATAAGGCGTATCTGTTAGAGATCGAGCCGAACCGCTGGATGACGCCTTTTATTTTCAAGAAGACGGTCATGGAGTGGTTGTTGTTTTGGGGCAATGCCTATATTTGGGAGCCTCCACAGAGATACCGCGAGTTGTTCATTCTGTCTTCGAACGTGACACGGGCGGCGCTGAATAAAAAGGGCGATCTATATTACGAAACCACGTTCCCGAATGGAAAGCAGGACAATATTCCCGCGGTGGAAGTGACGCATTTGATGATCAATTCGACCAACGGGCGCAATGGGCGCTCGGTGCTTGAGTACGCGCGCGAAACCTTTGGGCGTCAACTGGCGACCAAGGATACACAATCACAGGTGCAGGGCAATGGCTTGAAAGCTGCGGCCTATATTCAAATGGGCGGCGCGCTGGATAAGGAAGGCCGTGAAAAGGTGCGCAATGCCTATCAAGAACAATTGGTCGATGCGGGCGGGTTGGCTGTGTTCGATAACAAAGTTGAGAAGTTTGAAACCATTCAAATGAAATTGACCGACGCGCAATTCCTTGAAGGTATTCAGGCCAACGATGTGGATGTGATCAACTTCTTTGGCGTGCCTGCCTATAAATTGAACATGGGCAAAGAGGCTTACAACTCGAACGCCCAGCAGGATCTTGATTATCTCAAATCCACATTGGACCCGTATCTGGTGCAGTGGGAACAGGCGGCGCGCTTGAAGTGGCTATCACAGGCAGAGCAGCCCAACAACTATTTCAAATTCATTCGAGAGTCTATTTTGCGGACAGATGCCAAGACGCGCGCTGAATTGAACGCAATCAAGATCGGGTCTGGGCAGATGAGTCCGAACGAAGCGCGTGAGATCGAGGACGCGAGCGGGTATCCCGATGGTGATGGATATTGGATGACCCGCAATAATGCAAGTGTCAAGGAGTTGATCAATGTCCAACCCATTTAGTCCGATCCGCTGTTTTGAAGGCAGCGCAAAACCGTTCGAGCCGTTTTGGAAGTTCAGCAATAACGCTGAGACTGGCGACGCGGAGCTGGAACTGTACGGCGTGATCTCTGAATATTCGTGGCTCGGTGATGAAATTTCGCCGAAGAAGTTCCGAGAAGATCTATACACACACGGCAAGGGCGGGCCTGTGACGCTCAAGATCAACTCTCCGGGCGGGGATGTGATCGCCGCTTCGGTCATCCGCTCGATCATGACTGAATACCCTGGCGCGATCACGACCCAAATCACTGGTGTGGCGGCTTCTGCCGCGGTGCTGGTGGCGATGAGCGGGAAGCATGTGCGCATTATGGACAGCGCGTACATGATGATCCATGACCCCGCTGTGACCGTGATGTTTGCCAACCTGAATATTGAAATCCTCGGGCAATTACGCGACGACCTGAAGACGATCAAAAAGGGAATCGTGCAATCGTATGCAAACAAAACAGGATTGAGCGAAGAGAAGTTATCCACGATGATGAAAGACGAAACGTGGATGAGCGCGAGTGAAGCCGTGGAACTTGGCTTTGCGAACGAGGTGATAAGCGGCGGGCAAAAGCCAGCCAGCACACTCAGCAATGTGGCGTTCGTGAACGCCTTGCAAAATTATGTCAACGTACCGCAGGCGCTTTTGCAGCGGGCGGAAGATGTTGAGGCTGAACGAATGCCTGAAGCCAGCGAACAGGCAGACGCGAAGCCAGACCCGCGCAAAGTCGAATCCTTGCGCAATTACTTAAAAGTTTTCGCAAACAAAAAATAAAGGAGCACACCATGACCGATCTAAAACCGTTTTTCGACCGCGCCAAAGCCGACAGCGATGAAGTTATCCGTTTGCAGAACGAGCTTAATACACTCTTCAACAACGGCACCGATGAAGGCATTCAGGCGGCCATCGACTTGCAGCCCGCGCTGGATACTGCGACCGAGAAAGCCGCTCAAAGTAACAAGCTGTATATCTCGATGCGCAACGCTGACAACGCTTCGAGCACAGCCGCATCCCTGTTCGTTGCTGAAACGAACACGCAAGAAGAAGTGCAAGAAGAGACAAAGCCTTTGACTCTGGCGGCCTTCAATGAGCTTACACCAAAAGAACGCATGAGTTACGTGCGGGCTGGCGGACTTGTCAACGGCTAAAAGCCAATCACCTTCAACCATAAGGACAAAATAAAATGACCACAAACACACTCACTGGATTAATTCCGACCGTTTACAAAGCCGCTGATCGTGTTTTACGCGAACAGACTGGCTTCATTGGCGCTGTCTATCTTGACCCGTCTGCTGATATGGCGGCCAAAGATCAGACCATCACCTACCCTGTTGTGCCTGCAATGACCTCCGCTGATGTCACTCCCGCGGCTGTCCCGACTGACCCGTCAGGCGTGACTGTTGGCTATGGCTCAATGTCCATTTCAAACGTCAAGAAAGTTTCGTTTGCGTGGAACGGCGAAGAGCAGCAATCCATTTCAAGCATTTACGACAACGTGAGACAGGATCAATTCTCACAGGCATTCCGCACCCTTACCAACCTGATCGAAACCGATCTGTTCCTGGCTGCGAAACGCGGCGCTTCACGTGCTTATGGCACGGCTGGCACCACTCCGTTCGCAACCGCTGCCGACTTGAGCGATATCGCCCAGGTTGGAAAGATCCTGCGCGATAACGGCGCTTGGACTTCGGATATGCACATGGTGCTTAATACCACCAGCGGCGCAAGCATCCGCGGCAAGCAGTCCAATTTGTTCAAAGTCAATGAAGCTGGTGAAGAAGGTCTTTTGCGCGATGCCGCGCTGGGCCGTCTTGAAGGTTTCAACCTGCACGAATCAGGCCAGATCGTGAGTCACACCAAGGGCACAGGCGCGAGCTATTTGGTCGATCTGACCGCTGGCTATGCTGTCGGTTCACAGACAATCCACATCG